AACTCTATCAAAAAAACTGTCACATTTACTTCTGAATGTGCTGGCAAAGTTGTCACACATTACAAAAAACCATTGACTTATACATCGGAGAGCTTGAATAAACATTTTTCTGAACGGAATATGTTAGAATTATATTGTAAGTTGCGACTTATTGAAGAAGAAGGAACAATGCCGAAAGAAGATAAAATAAAACTATTGTCTGACACTCTTCAATTGTATGACAATAAGGGAATAAAAGCTTCTTTGTTTGTGTTTGAAAGAATAGCCAACAAACCATTTGACAAATCGGGTTCGTTGAGTTATATTGTAAGGAGAATAAACGCACGTTCGGAGGAACCTTGATATTTCAAACACTAGACGACAAATCAGATTGCGTTGGAATTTATGTTGATGGACAATTGCACTTTGACCACATACCAGCCAATTTAACGAAAACATGGAGATATACTCCGTCGATAACGGATTCAAGTGTTGAATATGCTTGGCTTTATGTTAACGGAAAGACACTAGAGGACGCTTGCTCACAAGAACAAAAGGAAGATGTCAGTCGCATCCAACGTACATTTAGGGCATATCTTAAATCTTTTCAGCTTGGCCGTATCAACTTGCGAGAACATTGTTTTTATGATCTTGTGCCTCATGACTTCTTAACAGAGTTCTGCGAGATTAAAAATAAAGTCACACAACACGTTTTTGACAACTACGAGCGCCCCGCCAACTACGATCATTTAGCATCAATAGAGAGATTACTCTATAAGATAAAATACCAGAATCTAAATTTCGATAGCTCTAAAGCCCGCAACCTATTTGTTGGCTATAACACTCGCACAAAAGCTCGTGAGTTTATGAATGGCCCCAAACACATTGACTATAATCTATTTGGAACTGTCACCGGTAGGCTAACTACAAAAACTGGCTCTTGTCCGATTCTAACAATGAAGAAAGACTTTCGTGCTTTAATTCGCCCCCACAATAGATGGTTCTTATCTCTAGATTACAATGGAGCAGAGGCACGCACTGTGCTTGGCTTACTGGGCGTTGACCAGCCAGAAAAAGATATCCACGAGTGGAATATGGAAAACATTTTTAGAGACCGTAAGATTGACCGTGAGGCCGCTAAAGTAAAGTTTTTTGCGTGGCTCTATGACTATAATTCTGATTCGACCGCCGCAGGTGTTTATGACCGTGAGAAATTACTTGACAAGTGGTACAAAGATGGTTATATTAGCACTCCAATGAACAGACACATTAAAATAGATGAGCGTAGGTCATTTAATTATCTAATTCAGAGTACAACTTCTGATTTGGTATTAGGGCGTGCTGTTGCAATAGACGAGCTACTAGCGAACAAGAAAAGTTTTATTTCCCACATTGTTCATGACGAGATAGTTGTTGATTTAGCTGAAGAGGATCGTTATCTTGTTCCCGAAATACAAGAGGCATTTTCTGTCAATAAACTTGGATCATTTAAAGTTAATCTAAATATTGGAGAGAACTATTTAGACTTCACGAGGTTGGATATATGATTTCAATAGTCGGAATAGGCAACGGTGCCTCAGCGATTGCTGAAAAGTTCAACTCAACGAGCAACTACGATGTATATCAAATGAGCAGTTCTGTAGCTCGGTCGTCGAAGAGGAAATATAAACTAAAAACATATGCAAACCCAGAGGACTATGAAAAGAACATCCCCGACCTCACTAAGTTTTTTACCGACATTAACGATCACGTACAAGTGTTCGTTGTTGGCTCCTCGTTTAGTTCGAACTATGTTTTGGGAATACTTGAGCAGATTAAAAATAAAAAAATAGAAGTATTCTACATTAAACCAGACACAGAACTTTTAACAGGAATGCCGAGACTAGTAGAGCAAGCAGTCTTTGGTGTATTACAGGAGTACGCAAGATCTGGCCTTTTGTCATCTGTGACTCTTATTTCCAATTTAAAAGTTGAAGAGGTTGTTGGACAAGTGCCCATTAAAACATATTTTGATACGATCAATAATTCAATTTTTTCGACTGTTCATTATTACAACTATTTCACTCATGCTGATCCAGAGATAGGTGTTATATCGAAGCCCAACGACATTAACAGAATAAGAACAATTGGAATATTAAATCCAAAAACTTTAGAAGAAAAATGGCTATTTGACCTTGACAACTCGCGAGATATGTGTTATTATATATGTATCAGAGATGAGGCTCTTGAGACTGATGGTGGACTCCACCGAAGGCTAGTAGATATTTTGAAGAATAAACCAAAAAATGCCTTTAAGCACATTTCGTATGCCATTTATGGCACCGAACACAAACAAGACTTTGGCTTTGTCGTGGCTAATACAAATGCGACACAAAAACAAAAAAACCACTTGACAAGCTCGTTGAATGGTGATACATTAGAGGGGTAAGGAAAGCTTACACCCGAACTCAAGCATAACAAAAAAAGGAGACTGCATAATGAGTATTGATATGAAACTGATGAGAGAGAAACTAGCTTCACTACGAGGTGAAGGAGCGAAGAAAGACCACGGTCCATTCTTCAAGCCAGACGAGGGCGAAACAACCATTCGTATCGTCCCAACTAAAGACGGCGACCCGCTTAAGGAAATGTTCTTCCATTACAATGTCGGTCAACATAGAGGCGGGATTGTGTGCCCGAAACGCAACTTTGGTGAAGCCTGTCCGATTTGCGAGTTTGCTTCCGCACTATGGCGCGAAGGAACAGACAAAAACGACACAGAAACGAAGAATCTCGCAAAGAGCCTATTTGTTCGAACCAGATACTTCTCCCCAGTCCTTGTCCGAGGCCGAGAAGAAGAAGGAATTAAAATTTATGGTTACGGAAAACAAGCATACGAACTGTTGCTTGGTTATATCCTTGACCCAGAGTATGGCGACATTACTGACGCCAAAGAGGGCACTGACATCGCCCTAACATACACCAAGCCGAATAAGCCTGGTGCATTCCCTCAGACAAGTCTGAAAATGCGACGAAATACATCACTCTTGCTCGAAGACGATGAAGCGATCCCTTCCCTCCTAGATCGTATGCCCGACTTCGACTCGCTATTCGAGCGACAGACCAAAGAGCAGATTGATGCGATACTTGATGAGCAACTTGCTGGAAATGGTTCTGCCGAAAGTCGAAGTACGGAAACCACCAAGTATGCCGCTACCAATTCTGGTGGCAACGAAGTAGACCGAGCCTTCAACGAGTTAATGGCCGGCGCATAGTTCATTCTTGAACGCGACCGATAGCAGACCGGTCATGAAAATAGTCTGCTCCGTTTATACACTTGGGAGGCTGCGTAGCCCCCACCCGCAGGAAGGCATGGGGTTACAGATGCCTTGCTATTCTATATGTAAAGGAGGACATTATGAAAACATTGATGATTACAGTACTTACTGTGGCGCTATCTGGCTGTAACGGCTGTAGCGATGCTAAAGATGACACAGCAGTAGTAGATACAAGCAACCCTACCGCAGAGTAGTTTGCAACCGCAGGAAGGCACGGGTCTACAGGTGCCTTATTTTTTATTATAAGAAGGGTGGATAAATGAAACCATTATTTATGTGGGCAGGTGGAAAGACCAAAATGCTCAAGAAGTACAAAGAACATCTCCCCGACTCATTTGAACACTATATTGAGCCGTTTTTTGGCGCAGGAGCCATGTTTGTGTGGGCATATAAGCAGAACCCAGAGGCAACTTTTGTTTTAAATGATATCAATGAATCGATCATGAATATATATCGAGCCATACAACAGAACCCAGAAGAGTTTATGGAAGTAATGGATAACTATCAATCCGAATTTCTACCTCTAGATAAACCAGAACGAAAAAAGTATTATTATAACCTTAGAGATCAACATGCATACCACTATGCTGAATGGTCTGCAATCAAAGAATCTGCAACCTTATATTTCTTGATGAAGACAGGCTTTAATGGCATCTGGCAGATCAACAATAACACAAATGGCAGATTCGGTACTCCCTCTGGGCTATTGAATCAAAAGGACAAAGTTTATGACAAGGACAACGTATTGGAATGGCACACGGCATTAAAACGGTGCAAGCTTATGTCGGGTGATTTTGCCGACACTTTGGGCGAAGTTAAATCAAACACTTATGCTTTCCTTGATCCACCTTATCGCGGCTCTTTCACGAAGTATGGCGTCGACTTTGATGACGAAATCCAAGAAAAAGTTATATCTTTCTTAAATGACTTGACTTCAAGGGGAGCACATGCTATGATGAGTAATAGAGACGTAGGAGACAACTTCTTTGAGGAAAGAGTGGGAAAGAATGATATGGTATATTTTGATGTAACTTATACAGCAGGAAGGCGAAAGAAGACTACTGATGGCTTTGAGGCCAAGAAAGCAAGAGAGATTTTAATGATAGGGAAGATTCAATGAGTAAGAAAAAAGAAACTAAAGCCGGTCGGGTGTCAATGAAAGACCTAATGAAACTTGTCAATAAGAAGGCAGGTAGAGATGTTGCCCACGATCTATCGGGCAACAACCCCACAGAAGTCAAGGAATGGATCCCGACCGGCAGCCGATGGCTAGATTCTATTATTTGCAAGGGTAAGATGTCCGGTATTCCAGTTGGGAAGGTCAGTGAGTTGGCAGGACTTACATCTACCGGTAAAAGTTACATGGCTGCCCAAATCGCCGCCAACGCCCAAAAAATGAATAAAATCGTTGTTTATTTTGATTCTGAGTCGGCCATCGATCCAGACTTTTTAGAACGTTCTGGCTGCGACTTGTCGCGCCTGATGTACATTCAAGCATCGTCAGTTGAGTTTGTCCTAGAGACAATAGAAGACTTACTAGGTGCATCAGAGGAACAGATGGTTTTCATTTGGGATTCGTTGGCATTCACGCCGTCAATCTCAGATGTGGAAGGTGACTTCAATCCTCAATCTTCTGTCGCAGTAAAAGCTCGTATTCTTGCCAAAGGAATGTCAAAACTTATCATACCACTTGCCGACAGACAAGCAACTCTGCTTATATTAAACCAGTTGAAAACAAACATTCCACAGGGGCCGATGGCGCGACAGATTGTAATGACGACTCCGTATGTCACTCCCGGTGGCAAGGCTTTGCATTATTCATACTCATTGCGCATATGGCTTACAGGTCGTAAATCAAAGGCTGCCTTTGTTCAAGATGAGAATGGATTTCGAATAGGCTCAGAAGTAAAATGTAAGATTGAGAAATCACGCTTTGGGACACAAGGTCGAAATTGCTTTTTCAAAATTCTCTGGGGAACAGACAATATCGGCATCCAAAATGACGAAAGCCTATTTGAAGCAATAAAGGGCTCTAAGAGGGTGTGCAGTAGGGGAAGCTGGTATCATATCGACGAGGACACCGACAAACACATTAAATTCCAACCAGGAACTTGGATGAAGCAAATGGCTAAGCCAGAGTTCAAGGCATTAATACACGAGATTGTAGAAGAACATATCGTCCAAAAGTTCGACAAGCGAGAAGGCAAAGCAGCCGACTTTTATGAAGATCCTACCGACAAAGACGATAAGTAGAGACTATTTATGTCCGAGAGGATAAAAAATGAAACATTTGTTTGAGAATTGGAACAGTTACCTCCAAGAAGAAGAATCTGATGAAATGATCTTGTATCATATATCATCATCGCCAGACATTACCGAATTAGATCCAGAAATAGCCGCCAAGAATTTAAAGAACTACACGAAAGCAGAGTACCGAGCCTGGGATCGTCCAAGAGTTTTTTATTTTACACAGATGTCGCAAGAAGATGCAGGTGTCGGCAAGATACAAGGAGAGCATGCTTACGAAGTAAAAATAAAGAGTTCCGAGCTGTACCCAATCTACGAAGATCCTCTAAAGCTATCCTTCCCGGACAGCAAAAAAGAGTACTTGGAGATAAGAGAGAAAGAAACAAAGAAGCCCAAATATTATCCTGTAAATACATTTGAAATGGTGGCCACCATGGCTTCACGAAAGCATGGAATGAAAGGGTTTATCTATCCGCAGGACAAAGATCCAGACACTACGATAGTGGCTCTGTGGGAGAAAGTCCCTGCCACTAAGTTAGCTGATGATTTTTACGGAGACCAAGAATGAAGAAAATAATTGAAAACTGGAAGAAATCAAATATCAGAGAATCCGGCCTGAGCAGAATACACCAACACATTTCAGAACACGAGTCTGCAATTATCACAGGACACCGCAATTCGCCGCGTTCACGTCACCAATGTGTGCTTGATGTTCCATCAATAGGGACAGAAAAGGATGAAGATGCGGATGTCAATTTTGAAAGGAATAGAGCTCTGCGAGCTATTTTGCTGAAAAAGGGATTTGGTGTAACTACAATAGATGGCTCTTATATTGAGAATTTTAATTCAAAAGATAAAAAGAAGCACCCATCTATAGAAGTTGCTGAAGAGAGCTTCTTTGTTGTAAATTATACAGATGATCCAAAATTTGCTGACACTTTAGGATCGTTATCGGCAATGTTTTGTCAAGATTCGGTGCTGATTATTCCACGTGGAGGGAGAGAAGCTTATTTGCTAGGAACCAATGAAGCTTGGCCTGGCTTGGGCAGAAAAGAGCCTGTTGGCGATTTTACTGGCGGAGAAGAGGCAGAATTTATGAGTCGTGTTAAGCGTCGCCCATTTGTTTTTAAAGAGGTATCTGAACATCTGGAGACTTATAAGGGCTTATCTCGAAATTCTAGATGGGCAGTTGCAAAGATTGCCGAAAAGGCCATAAAAGAACACTTGACAAACAACAAAAAATAGATTATAATAATAGAGTAACCATAGGAGATTAAATGGACACTTTAATAGGGCAAAAGGTTTGGACCACGTATGGTGATCTGAGCCTTTTATTTGGAACGGTGAGAGAAGAAAAAACAGAGGGCGGCTGGAAATATGTCAAGGTCGATTGGATCAATGACGAAACACGCCAAAAATACAACAACTGGAAAGCCGATCTTCGTAATGAAGGCTTGAATCCAGAATACGATTGGTTTAAGTGGAGCTCAATCCGCAAATTAGACGTCGACTCCATGATCTCAGACTTACAGAAGGTCTAATGGAAAAACAACGAGTACTAATCATCGATGGCCTGAACGCATATTTACGAGCTTATATAGTTGATCCTAGTTTGTCTCTTAATGGAAGCCCAATTGGCGGCCTCAAGGGCTTTACGAAGATCTTACAGAAACTTGTTCGTGTCACTAAGCCCAGTCAGATCATAGTCGTATGGGATGGCCCCAATGGCTCTAGGAAGCGCCGTACTATGGACAAAAAATATAAAGCGGGTCGTAAGCCAGTTCGATTAAATAGATCGATACGGAACCTTACAGAGAACGAAGAGCTACAAAACAAAATGTGGCAACACGCTCGTATTGTTGAATATCTTAATTCGATGCCGGTGATTCAATTTATGGTGCCAGATATCGAAGCAGATGATGTAATTGCCTATTTGACTCAAATGTCATATTACAAAGGCTGGCAGAAGATTGTCGTCTCTAATGACAAGGATTTCATGCAGCTTTGTGATGACGAAACTGTCTTATGGAGGCCAACAAAAGATGAGTTCTTAAATTCTGGCAGAGTTGTGGAAGAAACTGGAGTTCACCCAACAAACATGGCGTTAGCTAGGGCAATTATTGGTGACAAGTCAGACAACCTTAAAGGCGTCAGGGGCGTAGGATTCGGAACAATAAAGAAGAGATTTCCATATCTTGCAGAAGCCAAGGACTACACGCTAGATGATATTGTTCAAACTTGCGAGGAGTCAGAAAATAAATTAAAAGTCTTATCTCGCATAATTGAAGAACAAGATACAATACGCCACAATTATAAACTAATGCAATTGTATGCTCCTCAGCTTTCAATACAATCAAAACAACATGTTGAGTATACCGTGAATAATTTTGAGTGTGAGTTTAATAGAACAGAGATCATTAAGATGATGAATATCGATGGCTTTGGGGAGCTAAATTGGGAAACACTGAGGACACATTTGGCTCTTATTAGTCGAGAGTGTTCAGAGAAGCGAAAAAGAGTGACTTAGTGCTTGACTTTGGTAGTGAGCGTGTTATAATATAAGCTACAATAGACAAGTGAGGAAAGATGTCACCAGCAAACATAAACTTCGGCAAATATGGCAAATCGTTTCAAGAGGGATTAGTTCAATTAATCTTTGAAGATCGTCCTTTTGCCGATCAAATAACCGAGGTATTAGATCTCGACTTCTTAGAGCTTGAGTACTTAAGGCTGTTTGCAGCCAAGGTGATCAACTTTCGAAGTAAATACGACAAGCATCCATCAATGGAAGCAATGATCTCGATACTCCGTACAGAATTAGAAGAAGAAGATGAGACAGTCAAGCAACAGGTTTTAGATTATTTTAGTCGCATACACAACAGAGAACCAACTGATGTAGAGTATATCAAAGAGTCGTCGCTAGAATTTTGCAGAAAGCAGAATTTGAAAGAGGCGATGCTGAAGTCGGTAGGACTGCTACAGACTTGTTCCTTTGATGAGATTTCGAACACAATCAATAATGCTATTAAATTAGGCTCAGATAATAATTTTGGTTATGATTACCTAGCCGACTTTGAAGCTAGGTTTGTTCCAAAATTCAGAAAGCCAGTGACAACAGGGTGGAAAGAAGTAGATGGCATTACTGGTGGTGGACTTGGGGTGAGTGAGATGGGGGTTGTCATAGCTCCCACGGGTGCTGGTAAGAGCATGGTGCTGGTCCACTTGGGAGCACAGGCACTAAAAGAAGAAAAGGTTGTTGTTCACTATACAATGGAACTACAAGAGACAGTGATAGCAAGCCGCTACGATAGCTGTATCACTGGCTTCCCTTTGTCAAGCTTAACTTCTTTCAAGGACGAAATATATGAAAAAGTAAAGGGCATCAATGGCAAATTGATCATTAAGGAGTATCCAACCAAATCAGCTACAACACAGACGATCAGAGCACACCTATCTCGGCTTGTAAAGCGTGGAATTAATCCAGGAATGATAATTGTTGACTATGCCGATCTTTTGCGCCCAGTTGTAGTGAGAAAAGAAAAGAGAAATGAATTGGAGTCTATTTATGAAGAGTTGCGAGGAATCTCAACAGAATTCAAGTGTCCAGTTTGGACAGCTTCTCAAACCAACAGATCGGGCCTTAACGCCGAAGTAATCACAATGGAGCAAATATCTGAAGCGTTCAATAAGTGCTTTGTGGCTGACTTTATTCTCTCTATCTCAAGAACCATTGAGGACAAACAGAATAACCAAGGCAAGATGTTTATAGCAAAGAATAGGAACGGCCCAGATGGGATAATTTATGATATTTTTATGGATACATCGAATGTGTGTATTAAAGTTATGCCCCGTGCTCAGGGGGCCATTAGCGGCGTTTCAGGGGGTATGCCTGCCCTCGGGGCGAAACAGCAACAAGAATTGTTGAGACAAAAATACACAAAATTGAGAAAGAAGTAGAAGGGTGTCATAACACTGTTTCGCTAGCGAGAATTCGGTTTTTGATCTTTTCATTTTTGAGTGTCTATTTACACAGGAGAAAGAGATGAAATCTAAAGCTTGCTCAAAATGCAAAACAGAGAAAGCCGCAGATGAATTTACAATCTGCCGTTCAGTAAAGTCGGGATTATCAAGCAGCTGTAAAGGGTGTCAACGCGAGTGGAGAATGGAAAACAAAGAGAGGCTTCAGATCGAGGCCAAAAGATACTACATTGAGAACAAAGAGAAGATCTCCAAACGGGTTGCTGTTTGGCAGAGTGAGAATCGAGAGAAATTCCTCCGTGATAAAGACACTTGGAGAACCAAGAACAAAGAGAAGATTGCAAAACAGAAAAAAGAATATTACAAGAAGAACAGAGAGAGTATTAGGGCTCGTGCAGCGGAATACGAAAAACGCACCGCCGAAAAAACAAGAGACCGCAAAAGAAGATACAGGGAGGAGAATTTGGATTTATGCCGTCAAAGAGATAGAAGAGATGCCGCCATTCGGCGTACCAACCCAAGTTACAAGCTGCACAACAACATCTCCAGGCGAATTCGGGCGACAATAGGCGATGCCAAGGCTGGCCAAAGTGTTTTCGAGCATCTTCCATACACCCCACAGATACTCAAAGATCATATAGAATCACAATTTGAAGACTGGATGAAGTGGGAGAATTATGGAGTAATCTCCAAGGAGAGAAGAACTTGGCATATTGATCACATTTACCCCCACTCCATGCTAGCTTACGACAGTATGCAGCACCCCAACTTTCAGAAGTGCTGGGCGCTGGAGAACTTGCGCCCTTTATGTGCGCTTGAAAATGTTAAAAAAAGCAACAAGATTATCAAGAAAGGAAATAAGAAATGAGAACAGAAGAGAACATACGCAGGTTTCGTCTATCGGAGACGTTCCTAGAACCATATACATCCGCCGAAGTCCCCTGGGGCCCGCTAGGGTATGTGACATTTAAGCGCACATATGCTCGACGCCTAAATGAATTTGAGCCCAACGCAACAGGCACAGAAGAATGGTGGCAAACTTGTCGCCGTGTTATCGAAGGAATGTTTAACATTCAAAAGAAACATGTTGTTAGGCTTGGCCTTGAGTGGAATGATTCAAAAGCACAGCGAACAGCGAAAGATGCGTATGATAGACTTTTTAATCTCAAGTGGACACCACCTGGGCGCGGACTATGGATGACCGGCACAAAGTTTGCCGAAGAGCGAACAGGTGCAGCCCTGTTCAATTGCGGCTTTAGAACTACAGCCGATTTAGCCACAAAGGGTGGATACCTTTACGCTTGGATTATGGATGCCTTGATGCTAGGAGTTGGTGTCGGGTTTGATACACTTGGAGCTGGCACAGTCGTAATCAAGGAACCAATGTATACAGGCGATACACTTATTATTGAAGACTCGCGTGAAGGCTGGGTTAATTCTGTCCGTCAATTATTGGATGGGTTCTTGTTGGGCTCACAAGTGCCAAAGTTTGACTATTCCGCCATTAGAGCAAAAGGCGCTTTGATTTTGGGCTTTGGTGGAACTTCGAGTGGCCACGGTCCCTTAAAAGAACTCCATGAAGATCTAATTGGGCTTTTAACTCCCAATATAGGCGAACCTATTACGTCTGTGGATATCGTAGATATTGAAAATATGATAGGTCGTTGTGTAGTAGCTGGTAATGTTAGACGGTCTGCTGCCCTTGCTATTGGCTCCTACGACGACAAGCACTACTTGGAGATGAAAAATGATCAAGAAAAACTCTATCACCACCGATGGGGCTCAAATAACTCATTTAGTGCTGTTGAGGGAATGGACTACTCTTGGCATGCGAAACAAACTCAGACTAACGGTGAACCAGGCTATATCTGGCTAGAAAACGCTAGAGCATATGGTAGAATGAAAGATGCTCCAGATTATAAAGATAAAGAAGTGGTTGGGTTCAATCCATGCGTAGAGCAAAGTCTCCATAATGCTGAATTATGCTGCCTAACGGAGACATTCCCCGCAAAGCATGAAAACTACGATGATTATTTAAAGACGCTCAAGTGTGCATATATGTATGCAAAAACAATAACATTGACCAACACACATTGGCCAGAAACTAATGCAATTATGTTGAAGAACAGAAGAATTGGACTCTCACAATCGGGCATTATTCAAGCTTTTAATAAGTTCGGCAAACGCACAATGTTTCAGTGGTGCGATGATGCCTATAAGCGAATAAACGAACTTGATGAAGAATATTCAAATTGGCTCTGTGTCCCAAGGTCGATCAAAATGACTTCAATAAAGCCCAGTGGCACCGTCAGCCTCCTAAATGGCTCAACCCCAGGGATCCACTACCCAGAGAGTGAATATTATATTCGTCGTATCAGATTCTCACAAGATTCTGAAATGTTAAACAAACTAGAAGAAGCTGGATATACTATAGAGAAGGATGCCTATTCACCTAATACTATGTGTGTAGAGTTTCCTGTTCAGGAGCCCTTCTATTCAAAGAGCAAAAAAGATGTTTCAATGTGGGAACAACTTGAGACCGCTGCTCAATATCAATACTATTGGGCGGATAACGCAGTATCTGTGACAGTAACTTTCCAAGACAATGAAGCTGACTCTATTGAATCTGCTTTGGAGATGTACGAGACACGCCTAAAGGCAGTTTCTTTTTTGAAATACCAAGAGACAGGCTATGAACAAGCACCATATGAACCAATCACACAAGAGCAATACAACGAGATGATA